TACCACCATCTACCAAACGCTCTTAATATCCTCATCTATTATCTCCTGATCCTTTTATCTTATCTCTATTCTTACGGCTAGTTAACTTCTCTATATTTATGTCAGCTATCTCATCTAAGTTATAACCTATATCATTAGCTAAGTTAGATAAGTACCACAGTACATCACCTAATTCCTTCGCTACCTCATGTCGGTTAAATACACCATCTCTTACTTGCTTCTTAACCTTCTCAGCTACTTCCCCTGTCTCACCACATAAACCTAAAGCTGGGTATAGAACCTTATGCGTTGCAGGGTATATAGCAAAGCTAACTGCTTTCTGTTGGTATTCTCTAAATCCTATTGTCATACTGTTCTTCCATAAAATTCTGTTGGTTTCATATCTTCTTTATACAAGTCAAACAAGTACCAACAACAGTTGTCCTTGCCTACACCTTTACTACCTTCTATCCACTTAACACGACCTATTGATACAACTTTAGAACAGTACGTCATAAACATAGCTGACTGTTTAGTGTGCATCCAATCAGCATCAAACAATAACCAAGTAGGACATATACCTAACCAGTGATCTATCATAGGGTGTAGTATCTTTCTATCCCAAGGTGGATTAGTTATCATATAGTCCATTACTCCATAACCACCAAAATCAAGATTAAGAGCATTAGAAGTAAATACGTCAGCATGTCTTGGTTCAATGTCACTAGCATATATACACTCTCCTGTACCTTGAGTTAGTTTACTTATGTGTCTTATTAAGCGTCCGTCACCAGCACAAGGCTCTACGTAATCAAATGCGTAAGGTAAGTGTGCTAGTAACGGCTCTACAGCTTCTATGGGTGTTGGGTAGTAATCTCTGGGTATTCTCTCAAAGTCACTACGTTTACCCATATAGCTCCTCTAACCTCTTTAACGACACAAACTCTGGCTCATACATGCCATTGTCTATCTCACGTTTGATTACTACACCCTTCCACCAATCAAGATTAGACTGACCTGCCCAACCTTCTTCAGCACCCTTAAAGCAACCTGCTACAAGCCCTATAGCTTTAGCTCCGTCCTTAAACTTTAGGTCACGCTTATGACTGTGGCCACAAGTAGAGCTTTTATATCTGTGACCTAACAATGTATTAGCGTGGTGTAATCCAGACACAGCAGAACCAAAGTTACCTGCTTGAAAGAAGTGGGCATAAGACACACCATCATACTCAGCTATAGATGGTCCTGAGTTTCTGTATTCGTGGTAGTCGTCGAACCAGTGGTCTGTTTGAAGATGCCCGAAGGAAATCCCGTACTTGTCTCCCTGTAGTCTGGGATCACTAGAGAGCGCCCTCTTAATCCTGTTCTCGTGGTTGCCTTCGAAGCCAATCCATCTGGGTCTTTTGTATTTTCTTTGACTGGGCTTCTGTCTAAGCCTATCCATAGATTCGTTGTAATGTTCAATATCTTGTTCATAGCTCTGACTGACAATAGCCTCAGGACTGCGAGTATCAAAACTATTGAGAGAGCGCATATCAGCACCATCCCCAAGGTCGATAATGTAATTGGGGTTAACATCATATATTAATTCTCCTAGCCAATCAAATCTTTCGTTACTTGTAGTCGGGTCTGCATGAGCGCAACTAAATACAACTGCTATCTTAGACATAATCATTTCCTTCGTGGGGTATATTTATAACTATAGGTTCTATAGTAGATAAAAAGTAGGATTGAAATTTATAAGCGGCGTCAAAGTTAATAAATGGTATATCGTCTTCAAACATCTCCTTAGCTTCTACATCTTCCACACTGCATGTTAACCACCAGTCACCCCTAGGGCATTGAAATGGTCCATTGATTACTCTGTGTACGTGGTAAGTTATTTGATCCATTCGTCGGGTATCCTTTTATCTGCATATAGAAAGTTATTTTTCTCACACCACATGGCATATGTAGTCTTAGATCCTTTGCGAATCTTATTCCTACTATTACTAAATACAAACCTAATGTCAAGTTTAGGGTTTTGTTCTCTAACTTTTAGGTGCTTCTTTCTATCTTCTGGTACGAACCTTCCTTTAGATTCAATTATGATACCATTAGGTAGTATAAAGTCAGGGGTGTAAGTCTTGTTCTCTACTAACTTCCAGTTTATCTTAACTGTTTCGTAGCCAAAGTCTACACCCCTGTCCTTGAGGTCTTTTGATATGACATCCTCAAGCCCAGAACGATAACCATTCTTTATCGCTTGCTGTCGGATCTTACTCTTGGTGGTTGCCATATCTCTTCCTCTTCTCTTCTAAGCCACAACAGCCTAGCGTTTTCTATAACTCTATCTTCATTTCCATCGTAGGCCTTAACTACACAATCCCAGAGATCTTCTTCTGTCTCTGCATCATCTAGAATTTTCTTAGCCTTTACTGGACCAACTTTCCAGAGACCAGCAATATTATCAGCTGTATCTCCTGTTAGTATCTGAGTGTAGAAAAACTTAATTCCCCCGAAGGGTTCTACCTTAACATAATCGCCTCTAACAAAGTTAAAATGCCAGCAGGGTAACTGTAGCATGTCTTTATCTACAGAGGCTACACAAGCCTTATAGTTTAGTCTGGCGGCTTCTTTAGAAATAAGATCATCAGCTTCTTCTCCTTCACTTATGATTGCTTTATACTTACTTTCCATGTAATCTCTAGCGGACTGTAAGTGTCTAGGTTTCTCAACGTGTCTTCTATTTCCCTTGTAAGGTAATGTCTTAGCTATATCATATCTGTAATTATCTTTACCTGTAAGGTATACAGAATAATCAATTCCAAGCTCAGGAAAATATACAGTGTTATCTAGAATGGATTCTATGAGAATATCAACTTTATTTCTTGTATCTACAGATCTCATTTGTTGAGAGGAGAAGGCCGCACGATAAGCAATAATATCTCCGTCGATTAGAACCTTCCCCATATCCATTTAAGTGTCACCCCACATCATTTCACCATCTTCACACTCAAAGCCTACAGACTTAACATAGGTAAAACCAAAAGCATGTGCGGCTTCAGCAAAGAGTTGAGCTAACTCATGGGCTTCTGTAATATCATCCCTGCTCATATCAACGCTTCCGCTGTAACCATCGTCGTCTTTTTCCATATATGCATTAACACTTACTCTCATAATAATTCCTTATACGATAAATAGTTCATCATCTTCACTTATAGTTTCGTTGTCATAAATGACGTGTTCTGTTACACCTACGTTTAACAGGCGTACACCTGCTCCATTGGCATACACTTCAAACTGAACTTTAGCTTTACTTCCATTTCCTATTAGACCATCTTCATTGTAGTCCCATAGTCTTTTCTTTTCTCTGCCTTCAGTCAAGTTAACTACTGTAGGTGCGCCACCATAATCTATCGTAATGTCCTCACCTTTTCTATTAACAAAATTCTTAACGTCACTTAATAGTCGTTTAACCTTCATGTACTTACCTACACCAAAGTCTTGATTACCTACTTTTATCCTGTCACTATTCATAGGATGTAGATCTAAACCTTCTGACTCTAAGTGTTGTATCTGTTGTTCTTCAGTAAAATAAGCGTTGGTTATATACTGTCCACCTTTTTGATGTACTGATTGTGCAGTCCTAGACCCTTCTGGATCTCCCAAGTCTGCATTTTCTGGGAATATTCTTGCATATTCTAAAACCATATCCATTGTGTATTTAGCCATGTCGAGTTCCTTTCGGCTGTTGGTATATATATATAATGTCTAATTTCTTTAAATGTCAACGTAACCTAAAAAATAAAGTTAGTGTATGTCTGCGTATGTTTTACCGAACTGTGCATCTACACCTAGTGGTACGTTTAATTCTAACTTATTGTTAAGGTTTTCAATAGCTTGTTCCATTGTGACCTTAGTTTGTTCTTCTTCTCCTTCTGATACGATTGCAATAATTTCGTCGTGGAATTGCCCGATGGTTTTAATTCCGTAGCTACGACATAGAGATACCCAACTGTCAAAACAAAATACTCCTGTTCCTTGATTTAATGTAGAGAAGCGATCCTTATCACTCCTGAGACTGTACCAAAATTCTGATACAGGATTGTATAGCCATGTAGAGCCAAATAAGTCCCTTGTACGGGCTGTACTGGCCACCTTATAGACTGACCAATTACGTGACCAGAAGGCTTCTAGGAGCTTCTTTGCGTCCTTAGAACTCATTCCAGTATTACGAGATAGAGTAGAAGCACCAACACCATAAGTAGCACTGTAGTTAACTACTTTATAATTTTTACGCAGGGGTGTTAAGGATTGTTCACCACTGTTGTGCTTATCTATATCTTGTTGTGTAATAACACCTGCGTGTTTGGCTAAGTCTAAGTGTGGGTCGAAACCTTCTTTAGACATTTCTTCTACATACTCAGGGTCTAGTGGTTTCATGTAGTGACGTTTAGTCGTATCCTCTAGTGAGGTCATATCAGCACCACATAATGTATAGCCTTCTGGACAAGTTAGACAGCCTCTTATCTCTTTACCATAAGGCTTATCTACAGCAGGTAAGTTAACGAGAGGCTTGGCATGTTTAAACCTGAGAGTGTTAGTTAGACCTGCAATGTTAGCTTGCACATAACCATCTACTTGTGCATTAACCATAGCTTTAATAGCACCTATGCGATGGGATAAAACAGATAGACCATCAAGTAGATTAATAGAAGGTTCTACATCTGCTAGTTTCTTTACTGATTTACATAAATCTGCATCCTTACGCACTTGCTCTAATTTCCTCGTATCCCCTGTTGTCTTATCAGTCATATACTTAAATGTACGAGGTCTCCAACCTAGTGAAAACAACCAATCTTTTATCTGACTTGTACTACTAGGGTTAGCTCTCTCTTCCCCTGTCTTGACTGTCAAAGATAAAGTAGTATCAGGTTGTTTCTGTTCCTTGCATAATGCAACCCACTTCTCTCCATTAGACGACAGAGATCCATCTTTCTTATACATAACCTTTGGTCTATTACGCACTGCTGTAATAATTTTGCGTGGCATGGCATCAGCAAGAAGTTCTGTCTTCTCTGCCTTTAATTTCTCCCACTCTTGTAAGTAACCTTCTGCTTTACCTATGTCTAATTTCCACTGAAGGGTCTCTTGCTCTCTAGCACACTCCATCTTGAAGGTCATGTAGTCAACAAGTTTATCCTTATTTCCACTGACGGGGTATAGCTTGTTTAGCTTTAAATCTAGATCACGCCACAACCTGACGTTTATTCTAACGTCTTCCTCACACCTGTACTGGTACTCTTCTGGACTTAGGTTTTGCCAATCATCTATCTTAGGTTTAGGTACACCATACATTTCACCATACTGCGCTAGTCCATGCTTTTGTAAGTTGTGATTTATATACCAAGCTAAAGGTAAGGTATCTATAATCCTAGCATCTATCTTTATATCAAGTATTCTTTCTACTACAGGTACATCATACCTAACAATGTTGTGACCTATTACTGTGTCAGCGTTTAGAAAGAATGTTCTCATTTCTTCATAATCAAAAGTAGATTGTATCTCACCCTCTTCATTTGTGTAAGATAAGACGTGTATCTTTGTGGGGTTAAACCCATCTGTTTCTATATCAAATATACTCATTACTTTATCTCCGTTAACATAAATGTATCTAAATCAAATGATAACCTACCTGCTTGCCCTTCTTCTGAACAAGGTCTATTCTTTTCTACCTTCAAGTAAGTGGTGTTACGCTCTTCCATATTGTCAGCTTCCTTATCTCTATGTAGGTCTATGATAACAGACGCACGTTGTCCTATCATCTTACAATACTTTGGATCTCCGTTTTCATTGGTATGGGCAATGGTTACAATGCCTACATTAAGTTCTGCGGCTAACTTAGATAGTCGTATAGATAAATCAGCTAACATAGATTCTTTACTATCTTCTGATGTTCCTACAACTACATCTTGTATAGGTTCAAAGAATACAAACTTACAATCACAAGCCTGACTAAAGAATCTTATCTGATCTATGAGTTCGTCTGCACCTTGACCATCACCTAAGTAAAACTGGTAGAAGTTTTCATCTTTAGTTATTTTACCTATAGCATCTCGTACAACGTTATCCGCTTGCTTTTCTTCTATCAAGTCACGTCTTGTTAAGTTGTCACCTGCCTCATACGACACAAGACCTAGCAGTGACCTTAATTTAGTCTCCTCTAAGTGCCATGCGGCAATAGGTATATCTTGCTGTAACATACTGTATTCCATGTACCTCATAAGCTCAGTCTTACCTATGCCTGTAGGTGCTTTAAATACTGTGAAGTGACCCTGCATCAGACCTAATATCTTATCGTCTAACGCCTCGATACCTGTCTTGTAGTATACATGCTCTGGAGTTTCATCGTATAACTTTAAGAATTGCTCAGACGTGTTAAGTATATTCTCTGGTGTATGCTTAGTAGGAATCCACCACATCCTTTTAAACTCAGATGTTTTCCCTGCCTGTAAAAAATCATTTGCATCCTTATATTCACCATGTTGCATACGATATACTTTGTTAGGGAATAATCTAGCCATACGATCAGCTACAGCATTCCCTGCATCATCATTATCTACAGATAGTATGATTTTCTCGAAGCTACCTATCCACTCCTTACAGTTTTCCCATAGTTTCTTAGATGGTGTAGCTGAAGGTAACGACACTACAGGATTAAGGTATTGGTTTTGTATCATCTGGCAAGCAGATAAAGCGTCTAGCTCCCCTTCTGTTATTGTAACCATCTTACTACAACCAGCAGGGTATAGGTTCATACCAAACAATTCATCACCTTTAAAATTGCCTTTAGTATAGAAAGCCTTCTCACCTAGTTTGCGTACCTTAATTCCCCCAGACGGGTATATGTACTCTTGTCTGTCTTCATATGTGAGTACGTTATAATCTTGCATGGTACTCGCAGTTACACCCCTCAAGGCTTCATGCCTACCTTCTGAAATGTCTTCTATTCTTTTAGGTGTAAACTCTGTTACGTTCATATAGTTTCTTTCTGTATTAGTAGGATACTTATCTTCTGCCCAAGGGTACAAACCTATAGATTTGTGAGAATACTTACCTTCGCAAGAGTGACAGAATCCTACACCTTTTACTGTTTCATATGAAAAAGCGTCACTTGATCCACACGACACAAAAGGACAGGGCTGATGCTTTAAGTTGTTATCTTCATTTACTATAGTCATACTTATGTTCTTTCCTAAGACTTTTTTCTTATTCGTTATACGCTGTAGAAAAAAAACTTATGTTAATACTTATGTAGGTATTAATCTATAATGTCTGATTTCGTTAAATGTCAACATCACAAATTGTTACAATCTTGTTTTTTATTCTATTGATAGCCTGTTCGATAGCTTGCTTAGACACCCCAAGTACCTTAGAAGTATGGGTAAAGTTATTATTGTTGTTGTGTAAACATACAAACACTTCCCACTCTCTTTTACTTAAGTGTTTCTTTAGAGCCTCTACAGCATTTTTTAGTTCGTAAGAGCCAAACAAGTCTTCAGCAGGTATCTGTACGTCTTCTAAGTCTACATACGTTGTAGTGTCTTCCTGTACTGCCTCACGACCACTTCTACCTTTTGGGTAGCTAAATTTAGATAGACCTACATTAACGTATTCGAACATAGCTGTTCTTGCACTATAATATAACTTGTAGGGTTCAGTAATACCCTCAGATCTCATCTTTAAACATAACACAACACCTTCAGAAACTATATCGTCGTAGTCCTGATGATTGTAATACTTACTAGCCAACCTTTTACACATATTTAATATGTCTTGGTTGTTCATAAGAATAATCCAGTCGTGTATAACATTGCTTTAACTAATACGAAAGCAAATCCTATGAAAGAGAAAGCTACCATAGTAAAAAATAAAATACTTACATACTTAGCGGCTCTTAGTTCCTCTTGTTTCATCTTATCAGTTCTGTAATATGGTTTATAATCACTCATTGTCTTGTAACTCCATTTCTATTGTTCTAGTTATTAATCCACAAGATAGACACTTCTTACGTCTTCTTATACTTGGGTATCCTAACTTAAAGTATTCTTCTGTATGTGTTACTTTAAGTTTATTCTTGAAGCCCTCTTTCAAACAGTCAGGGCAGTAAAATATTGGTCTTAAACTCATTTATGGCTTCTTTCTATATCTTCTACTATAATATCTCTCTTAAACTCTATAGCTTCCTTTACAGGTTCTTTAGCGTATATAATGTCATTAAGTCTTTTCATTACATCGCTCGTAAGCATGAAATCTCCATGTAATTCTATCTTTCCCATTAGAACATTACCTCTCCTTCTACTATTAGTGTGTTATGCCAAGCTACAGTCTCGGCTCTTAATGCATAGAAGCCTGTCTGCTCGGCTATACTCTCAAGTTCTTCTGTATCACTCTTGAGTATGCCTAGCTCCATTAGCTCCATTTCCATTGAACGGGGTAGTGGCATTACACCTCAGTCCCTAGCCCAAAGATACGACGACCACCTGCTACGAAACCTAGCACACGATCTACATTAAAGCACTTGTAGCCCTTGCTAGTCTTCAGTGTTATGTACCCTGCCTTGCGTAGTGCTTCAGCCGCTATCTGGCCTCTCTCGTTTCCCTTAAGACCTTTTATTACATTCATACGTCCATTGTATGTACGTTCCTCGTTATCCTTAGTTAAGAATTTAACTGTGATAAACTTGTTTTGGTTCTCTGATAATACATTAGTAACCATGTTAGTTGGTAAAGTCATTATATGCTTCCTTCTGCTTGTTTATTAATTTCCACTGAAGGGGTATCCCCCTCTTGTTCTACTACATAATTCCATTCTGCTTCCATGTCAATACTGTATGGTGGTAGCATTGTTAGTGCGTGAGTATTGAAGGCAACAAAATTAGATATGCCTACACTATTCTCTAACGCATATTTTCCAGTGAGTAGTTTAGCTGATTGTTCAGCTTCTTCTAGTACCCTCTCACGTCCATCTAAAACTGTAACGCCTTTTCCTTTTCCCTTGTTTATACCTGCAACCTTATATGTTTTATTCTCATCATTACTGCTCATGTTATTTATCCTCTAAACCCTCTAATACAAAGTATGCTCCACCTAAATACCAACATAGTTCTTTTAGGAATTTCTTTTGGGCTTTCTCTTTATGCTTGTAACAAGATAGACTTTTTTCTATCTCACTTAGTTCTTCCCAAATAGGAAAGATTTGTCTCCTTATTCGCATATCTCTTTTATGTTTATTCTCATTACTGCTCATGTTATTATCCTTTTAAAACAACTGGTTGTCTATGGTTTGCTGTTCGTAGCACTCTTCACATATATCTAAGTCTGTTAGCTGTTCGAGATCTACCTCTTGTTCACAGTTAATACAGAATACTTTGTTCTGCTCTAGCTCGACTACATAATTCCCTATTTTACTCATGTTACTTTCCTTTTCCTTATTTCCATCGAGGGGTCTAACAAACTGCCCAGTCTTAGGGTCAATCGGTGGTATCTTATCTCCACTCATTTTACTGTCCCTTCCATTTCTCCTTCCCATGATACCATAGATATTTTTTCTAACACTACAGTATATACACCTAGATAATCACCTTTACTATCCATGTAACCAAACTTATCTTCTAGCCTATCGCAGATCACAAAGTTCTGACCCTCATGGGCTTCATAATCTGGCTCACCACCAAAGAACTCATTTAGTTCTACCTTTGCATCATCAATGCTTTTAAAGTGTCCTAATATAAACCCTCCACCATTATGAACATGATTACCTTCACCCTCACTTGTCCATTCATACACTTCTGTATCTGCAACTCTTAATCTATATTCAACCATTGTTATTATCCTTTTCTTTATCTGTATAAGTAATATTAAAATCTACATCATAAAGTATGTCAACAGCTTCCATATCTTTTACCTTCTGCCTCGCCTCGTCTTCTGTATCAGCCTCAATACAAAAAGAGTTATACATCGTAACCCCTACATGGTAAGTATTCATTGTTCATTCTCCCTAGCCAAAAATTCCAAATTAAACCAATGTCCTCGGTCTTCTAGATATGAGAATTGTCCATCCGACTGTACGTGCAAATAGTGTACGCCATACTTACGATCTTTGCTAACTGCAAACCTGTTTCCATTGATACCTAACTTGTTAAGCATCTTGTTAGCATTATCGACTATCTCTTGTGCAGTGTACTCGTCACTAGGCTCTTGTAGTTCTATCCACACACCCATAGTTGTTAGTTTTTGTTTACTCATTTCGTCCTCCAATATTATCATTGTTCTTTATCCTAATCTGCGTTACCGATTATTGGCGATTGCCCATTCTTGACACACTCGTCAGCTAAATCTGATGCTTCTTGGTATGTTAACCAATAGTCATTTACTTCCTTACCATCGACCCAAACACTATATACTCTTCTTAAAATATCACTCATTACTATTCTCCTTTTCAAACTTAGCTAATGCACGTTCACAGTCTTTATGATCTGCGTATAATTCTATTTCCCTCTGGGGGCAGTAAGCCATAGCTGATAGTTCCCCGTCAACCATTTCTATATCTTCTACGTCTATTTCCATCTCACCATAACCCAAGTCAACATAGACTCTAGTGTCTACATGGCTACCATATTTTTGTCTTACTATTTCCATTTTATCTATCCTTATTTCCACTGAACGGGTCTATACGAATCACCTTAACACTTTTCACTGGACGGGTCAAGTCTATAATTTCCTCGGACGGGTCTACGATTTCGCTGAACGGGTCAACCATAATTTCCTCGGACGGGTGCATAATTTCCTCGGACGGGTGGGTGCGACATTTTGGCAACGTGATATAAATACAACAGTGACATAATTACATCTTGACATGACATATTTGCAACAGTGACATAAATGCAACTGATTCGTTTTAGTCCATCCTTCCACCTTTTGCGACCTTGTTCTAAAAAAACTAGCCCTTGATTTTATGATATAGGGGCGCGACTCCCTAGTTAGCGCGGTTGATTTATTTTGCTTGTAACAATTCAAATATTTCTTGTTTAGCGCGT